GCTACGATGTCTACGGATATCCAATGTCGGAAAACATTACGATTTCGGCAGGTAACGCTGTTAACGGTAAGAAAGCATTTAAGTACATCAAGAGTGTTGTTCTTAACGCTGCTGATGCTACACATGCTTACTCCGTTGGTACAACCGCAATTGTTGGCCTTCCTGTTCGTTCGGATACGGCTGCTGAAGTTGTAGTAAATTCTGGTAACTCTCAGACTGTTTTGAGTGTTAACACGGGTTTTGCTGCAAATGGGTTCTTACCTGCTGACCGTACTACACCGTCCGCAACAACGGGCGATGTCCGTGGCACGATTGACCTCGCGAATGCGTCGGGTGTCAATCTTACGCCGTCCACTGGCACGAACAAATACGTGTTCCGCCAGATCCCGCAGGCCTACAATGTTCAGTCAGCGACTGGCTTGTTTGGCTTAACCCAGTACTACAACTTCTAAGGAGTGAGCCATGAAGGGTCACAAAGGACATCACCACGGCGTTATGCATGATGGTGTACATCACAAGCACCCTCGTGCAGAGCACAAGAAGGGTGGTAAGGTTGAGTCGGCAATGGAAGGTCATTTTGACCATGACGAGTCCCCAAAGGACATCTATGCTGGCGCCAACTCGAACGTAGCTAAAGAAGCAAAGCAGCGTAAGCATGGCGGCAAAGCCAAGCATCACGTTGGTCACCATGAAGGCCATAAGGCTCATCACCACGCTGGCCGCAAGCCACGCAAATCGGGTGGTGCAGCTTCTGGTTCCAACATGCACCCGCTTTCTTCGGCACATAAGGGTATGGAGCCAAAAGCTCATCACTCTTACGAGCCAGAAGAACGCTAAAAGAAACGGGGGGCCTCGTGCCCCCCAATTCTTCATTGGAGTGTATTATGACCGCAGCATGGACACGTTCTGAAGGCAAATCTCCATCGGGTGGACTTAACGAACGGGGCCGTCAATCGGCTCGTGCCGAAGGTCACCATTTAAAAGCACCTACCAAAGATAAAGATAACCCCCGCCACGATAATTTTTGTGCTAGAATGACTGGCATGAAACGTAAAATGACGGGTTCGGCCAAGGCTGCCGATCCAGATAGCCGCATTAATAAATCACTTCGTAAGTGGGGTTGCTAATGTCTGATAAGCCGTTTTGGGAAACCAAATTGCCCAAGGACCACCACACAAAGCATTTGTCGCATAAGCAAGAGCAAAGTGCTAAAGCTAGAGCTAGGGCGGCGGGACGGCCATACCCTAACTTGATTGACAACGCTGCTGCGGCACGGAAAAAGGGTAAATAATTATGGCTACAATTTCTCAATCCGGCGTTATTTGGGATTCAATTACTAAGAACGGCAAACATGAGCCGTTTGAATTACAGGTAGGCCGTGGATTAATTACCAACCACCAGCCCGTAGAAATTTTTGGTTATAGCACACAGGTTGCGGGTACTGCTCTTGGCCCATTGTGGGAAGGCTTAACGCAATCTGGTGGCTCTTACGCATATCCATCTTCGGCTGGTGTTGTTGTTCTTCTCAGCGCGTCTGGTGCAACCGATGCTGGTCTTATTGTGCAAGTCAATGGTTTGGATACAAACTACAATTTGCTTTCTGAAGCCGTCACTTTGAACGGCTCAGGCACAGCCACAACGACCAATTCGTTCCTTCGCATCAATGGTATGTTTGTAACGAATGGCGTCAATGCTGGCAACATCACTGGTAAAATCGCTACTGTCCTTTATGCTCAGATCAACGCAGGTGTTGGTCAGACCCAAATGTCGCTTTACACCGTGCCAAAGGGTTACACGTTTTATCTGTCATACGTTCAAGGCAACGCAAGTATCGGATTTACGTCCAGCAACTACATGATTTTTGCTGAATATAATAAATTCAACATTGCCAACACAATTCAAGAAAACGGCTACAACTACACCGTAAACGGCAACACGACATTGCTGTCGCAGTCGCCGTTTGTGCAGATTTTTAACATTCCATACACGGTCCCCGTGGGTCACCCCGGCGGTACGGATATTCAATACCAAATGAAGTCCAACACTGGCGGTCCATTTGTTGGTTCAATTTTCGCAGGTGGTTATCTAATCGCTGACGCTACCAATACCGTCTTCTAATAGGAGCCGAAATGGCTACGAGCGGCACTTACAACTACAACCCGTCGCTCGGCGAACTTACGCTTTATGCGTTTAATCTTGCCGAGATACGCAACACGGCAATAGCACAAGAGCATATGGAATCGGCCCGTATGGCGTCGAACATGCTTTTGGCTAATTGGTCTAACCGTGGCGTAAACCTATGGACGGTGGATCTTCAGACAGTTACTTTTAACCAAACGCCTACAACAACTGGCGCATCAGGCACAGGTGGAACGGCTACGCTTACATTTGCCACACCAAACACGCCTGTTTACACGGTAGGGTCACAAATTACGGTGTCCGGTGTTACACCTACGGGTTATAACGGCACTTATACGGTTACTGCCTCGTCAAACGGCTCGGTTTCTTACGCAAATAGCACTGTTGGTGCTCAAACAGTGGCTGGAACAATCTCATCCGCAACGCCTGCAGGGACTTATTCCGTTGATCCTAGCACCGTTGTTTTGCTTGATGCTTATGTAACAACCACTACAAACTCTAATCAGCCGATCGATCGCGTTATTTTGCCTGTTTCGCGCACGGAATACTCGTCGTATCCCAATAAACAGCAAACCGGTTTCCCGACCGTATTTTGGTTTGATCGTTTGATTGATTCTTCACGTTCTACTGGATCTCCCGGCCCATCTGTTACGCTTTGGCCGGTGCCAGATGGCACATCATCGCAATATTTTAAATATTATCGTGTACGGCAAATCCAAGATAGCAATTACACGTCTGGCCAAACGGTTGAAATACCGTATCTTTGGATGGAAGCTTACGCCTATGCGCTTGGCCATCGTCTCGCCATCATGTGGAATCCGCAAAAAGTTGCTTTGTTAAAGCCATTGGCTGATGAAGCTTACGAAATAGCGGCAGAACAAAACGTAGAAACCGCACAACAGTACATTTCACCGCAAATACAGGGGTATTTTAGGTGAGACCTCACGGCCGCGCATCGGTATCTAGCAGAAACCCAAAGGCGTTTGCTATATGCGATCGCTGCGGGTTTCTTTACAACCATAATCGATTGCAATGGCAGTTTGATTACGCAGGCGCTGGCCTAATTAACAAACGTATTTTGGTATGCAGCCCATGCCTTGACACCCCACAAAACCAATTACGCGCTATTGTTCTCCCGCAAGATCCTACGCCGATCGATAACGCTCGTGTACAGGATTATTACACGGCTGAAACAACGACAATTGCCGTGTCTCAAGGTGCACAGACGGACCCAACAACCGGCATTCCAATTTATCCAACGGTTAATCTAGTCAATCAGGACGGTTCTACGCCGACAACGCAGCCAATTGGGCCGCCTACAGGACTTGTACAGAATGCTGTACAGCCGCAATTTTTGTCTACACAATATGGCGTTAATGTAAATCCTACATCTGTTTTGAGTAGTGGGACTAACACTGTCACCGTTAATTGCTCCGCCCCGCATGGATTGGCTACTAATGCTCAGATTGCGGTTGAAGGACTTTCCAATAATGCCGCCGATGGGATGTACAGCGTTACAGTAACCACCGCTACGCAATTCACTTATCAAACAAATAGTGCTATAACCTCGGGTAATCTGCTTCAAGGCACAACGCTTATCGTTACCGCCCTTGTCGGATTGCCTTATGGCTACACTCAGATACCATTAACTGGGCCGATAAAATGAGCAACATTACCGTTACCAACCTCCCAGTTCTGACTTCGTTAAGCGGTTCCGCCCAGCTTATGGTGGTTCAAAATGGCGTTTCATCGAGCGCCACAGCGCAGCAAGTTGCAAATCTTAATTCAAACGGCGGAACGGTTACGTCGATAACGGCGCAGTCGCCCTTGTCTGGCGGCACAATTACGTCCACGGGGACGATCGGCCTTAGCACCAACAGCATCACAAATAGCTATCTTAGCACGATGCCTGCTGGCACGATCAAGGGTAATAATTCGGGCAGCACGGCGCAGCCACAAGACCTTACCGGGGCGCAGGTTCTTTCCTTAATCGGCGCCGGTACGGTTAGCCAAGTCAATACGGGTTCCGGTCTATCGGGTGGTCCAATTACGACCACTGGTACAATTTCTATTGCTGCTACAGGCGTCACAGCAGGCAATTATGGTTCGGCATCGGCCGTTCCTGTGTTTGCTGTTAACTCTCAGGGCCAGCTCACGTCCGTCACCAACACCAATATCTCTATTCCATCAGGGCAAGTTTCCGGCCTTGGAACAATGGCGACGCAAAATGCAAGTTCTGTTGCTATTACTGGCGGTAACATAAATGGTACTACGATTGGTGGAACAACCCCTGCCGCAGCAACTTTTACTGCGCTTACGGCAACTGGAGCAACCAATTTTAATACAATTGCATCCGGCACATGGAATGGTACTACCATTGCTATCGCTTATGGCGGTACGGGTGCTACGACCGCATCAAGTGCGCGTACTAATCTTGGTGCGGCGGCTTCTGGCGCAAATAGCGACATTACATCCCTTTCCGGCCTAACCACGCCTTTATCTGAAACGCAGGGCGGAACAGGCTATGGATCGTATACAACAGGTGACATTCTTTATGCTTCGTCATCTACCACCTTGGCCCGTCTTAATGACGTGGCTACTGGCAACGCTCTTATTTCTGGCGGCGTCGGTTCCCCTCCGTCTTATGGTAAAATTGGTCTTACTACTCATGTAAGCGGAACGCTTGGCACGGCCAATGGCGGCACTGGCCTTACATCATTCACATCTGGCGGCGCTTTATATGCGACATCCACGTCTGCCCTTACCAGTGGAACGCTGCCTGTAGCATCCGGCGGTACTGGTACAACGACATCCACGGGAACTGGCTCCGTAGTGTTGTCAAATTCGCCAACACTTATTACGCCAGCCCTTGGAACACCATCTGCGGCTATCCTGACTAACGCCACTGGCTTGCCGCTCACAACAGGTGTTACTGGTGTTCTTCCTGTTGCCAATGGCGGAACGGGTGCTTCTACGCTCAGTGGCTACTTGTTTGGCAATGGAACGGGCGCGGTTACGGCTGTGGCTACAATTCCTAATGCCGGGCTGACCAATTCATCCATTACGATTGGTTCAACATCTATTGCTTTAGGCGCTTCAACATCTACGTTGTCAGGTTTGACAACAGTTACGGTTACGCAAGACCCAACCGCATCGTTGCAATTGTCTACTAAACAATATGTTGATAACCAAGTTGCTACGGTCAGCAATACAACCTTCCATACGGCTTCTGCGGCGGCTACTACGGCCAACCTGACTGCTACCTATAATAACGGAACGGCGGGTGTAGGTGCTACGCTTACCAATAGTGGCGCACAGGCGGCTTTTGCGGTTGACGGTTATACCGCTTCATTAAACGATCGCATCCTTGTTAAAGATCAAACTACGGGCGCACAGAACGGTATTTACACCGTCACAACGCTTGGTTCTGGATCAACCAACTGGGTTCTTACCCGCGCAACTGACTTTAACACGGTTGGCACTGGTCCTAATTTTATTGAGACGGGCGCTTCTACGTTCGTTAGCGGTGGTACAACATGGGGTTCAACCTCATGGGTTATGAATACGACTGGCACAATTACGGTTGGTTCTACGGCCCTTGTTTGGGTGCAGACATCTTCTTCCGGTAATATCACCGTATCCGCACCAATTACCAAGACGGGCAATACGATTGGCCTTGGCACGGTTGGCGTATCATTTGGTGGTACGGGTCTGACTGCGTTGACTGCGTATGGTTTGCTATATGCTGCAAGCACATCATCGGTTGGCCAGATATCGCCATCTACTACGGGCTATGCGTTGCTTTCTACGGGCGCTTCGTCTGCCCCTGCATTTGGTCAAGTATCTTTAACGGCGGGTGTGACGGGTACGCTTCCAACGGCCAATGGCGGTACAAATCTTACAACATTTACGGCGGCCAATAACGCTATTTACTCAACATCTGCATCTGTCCTAACAGCGGGAACGCTTCCGGTTCTTGCGGGTGGTACGGGCGTTACAACGTCTACGGGTACTGGCTCAGTTGTTCTTTCTACGTCCCCAACCCTTGTTACCCCGGCACTTGGAACGCCTTCTGCACTTGTTCTAACCAATGCCACGGGCCTTCCACTGACCACAGGTGTCGCTGGAACATTGGGCGTTACAAATGGCGGAACGGGTACGGCAACGTCATTCACAAGTGGCTCTGTTGTCTTTGCTGGTGCATCAGGCGTCTACAGCCAGAATAATGCAAAATTCTTCTGGGATAACACCAACAACCGTTTGGGTATTAATACGGCTACGCCGCAGACGCAGTTAACAATTCTTTCTAATACGCAGACAACAACGCCTTCTGCTGCTCTTCCAGCGGGTACGGACTTATACATTGTTGGCGCAAACGCCGCCAATACCCGTATTACGCAAGACGCTTACGGAACTGGCGCTTATGGTGTGTTCACGGCACGACAAGCCCGTGGCACGGCTGCATCTCCTACGGCATCGCAATCTGGCGATTTCTTGGCGCAGTTTACTGCCCGTGGTTACGGCGCAACTGCATTTGGCACGGCATCTACGGGTTACATTGCATTTTCTGCGGCAGAGAACTTTACCGATACGGCGCAGGGTACATATGCTGGTATCTACACGACCCCAACGGGCAGCAACTCTATTGTTGAAGCCTTCCGCTTTGGCCCGGCAGGTCAGCTTGGTATTGGCGGCGCGACGTACGGCACGTCTGGTTATGTTCTAACTTCAGGCGGCGCATCTGCCGCTCCAACGTGGTCGCAAGTTTCTGCGACATCTCTGAGTGGCACGGTTCCAGTTGCCAATGGTGGTACTGGTCTTACGACTTATGCGGTTGGTGATCTTCTTTATGCTTCCGGCACAACAACCCTGTCCCGTCTTGCGGATGTAGCAACGGGTAACGTGTTATTGTCCGGCGGCGTGGGCGTGGCTCCTTCGTGGGGTCAAGTCTCCCTCTCAACTGCGGTTACGGGTACGCTTCCGGTAGCAAACGGCGGAACGGGTCAGGCTTCTGCATTAACGCAATATGGCGTTGTGTATGGGTCAACCACATCCGCAATGGCTACGACCACCGCTGGTACTACTGGACAAGTTCTAATTGGCAACACAGGCGGCGCACCGTCTTGGTCGTCAACAATTCCGTCTGGCTCCGGTGTAACGTCATTCTCTGCGGGTACGACAGGGCTTACGCCATCATCTGGGACAACAGGCGCTGTAACACTTGCTGGTACACTTGCGACGGGTAATGGTGGTACTGGTTTGACAACCTTTACCGCCGCCAACAACGCCATTTACTCAACATCTGCATCAGTGTTAACGGCTGGTACACTTCCTGCAACGGCGGGTGGTACGGGTCAGGCATCTTATGCTGTTGGTGATTTGTTGTACGCATCAAGCACTACGGCTCTTTCCCGCTTGGCTGATGTTGCCACAGGTTCTGTTCTTGTGTCTGGTGGCGTGGGCGTTGCTCCTGCTTATTCTGCTACACCTACGCTTACATCATTAACTGCTGCTTCTATTTATGGCGGTACGGGTACAGGATCAACGCTTACGCTTCAGTCTACAACGGGCGTTGGTGCTACTGATGCTATTTCATTTAAAGTAGGTAATAACGGCGCTACTACGGCAATGACAATCAATACCAGCGGCAACGTAGGTATTGGGACGGCTTCGCCTCTTGTTAAGTTGCACGTTGCTACTTCTGGCAATACGCCAATTATTAACGAAACAACTGGTGGCGCTACCAGTTATTTGAACCTTCGTAATACAGGTGGTCAGGCATATCTTGCGTCAAATAACAACGCCTTGGTTTTCGCTGTAACTGCCAGCGCAACAGAAGCCATGCGCATCGACTCTAGCGGCAACGTGGGGATTGGGACGACTTCGCCTACACAAAAATTAGATGTTTATGCTGCAAGTGGCGTGTCTGCAATTACGGCCCGTAATGCAGGAACAACATCGTCAGATGCTGGTTGGTTGATTGCACAAGGGGGAACTTACATTTCTTACATTAGGCAACAGGGAGACGGTAACGCATTTCTTGTGTCCCCGACAAATTGGGCCATTTACACTAACGGCGCAGAAGCAATGCGTATCGACTCCAGCGGTAACGTCGGAATTGGGACGACTTCGCCTAGCACTTATGGAACACTTTCCGTTAACGGAAATATTGCTCCCATTCAAGCGCCAAGCACGGCTTGGGGTTTAGATTTTGCCGCATCTACGTCACAAGGCACATATGTCACTATAGCGAACAGCGGTACATATGATCTTCAATATGGGTCAGGCATGATTTTTCTTTTTGAAAATGGCGGCACATATGGTTTGGCGCAGTTTGCTCTTGTTTATGGCTCCACTTCTATCGTTTTTCAAAGCGGAACGGGTTATTCTATTACAAGCGGGACTGCCTCCAAAATAAATGTTTATTATAATTCTGGAACAGGAAAATATAGAATTCAAAATAATACTGGAGTTGGAATTAATATTTGGGTTTGCACAATAAAAATGAGATTTAATTCTTGAGGAAAAATCATGACATTTTCATTTGAAAAATTAGAATCAACTGCAAGCCCTTTGTATATTGCAAAAGCAATAGACGATCAGGGGAAAATAGTCATGGAATGGCATATTGCTTGTGATGATGAATCACAATTACAAACTATTGCTGAACAAGCGTATGAAGCAACAATAACGGCAAAGGTTTACTGATGTATTTTAAATTTACAATTTTTCAGTCAAAGGTAGGTGCGTAATGACCGCAACCCTGAAGACAGGCATCGTCCAAGAGCCATCATCCAGCATTGCTAATTTGACGCTCAGTTCATCTGGCGGCGTAACCTTTGGCGCGGCTGCAACAACCAATACGATCACAAGTGCGGCGGCCACTGCATTGACATTACAGTCTGCGGGTACGACCGCAATGACGATTGATACGTCTCAGAATGTGGGTATTGGGACGACTTCGCCTATTTCAAAATTGCACGTATCTGCTGCGGACGGACAACCATTAACAGTGAACGGCGCTACAAAGGCCATTCGCATTATAACAAATAGTTCTTACGCAGCAGTTCAAGCTGTCGATAATACAGGAGTTACTTCTTATCAGCCGTTGCTTTTGAGCGGCTCTATTTTGGAATTTGGGATTTCTGGATCAGAAGTGGCACGTATAGACTCTTCCGGCAATCTGCTGGTGGGGGCCACAACGTACAGTGGAAGCGGCCTTTCTTTGTCTTCGCCAAATGGCAGTGGTTGTTACAGTATATTTGCTGCTGCTGGGACCGGGAACCATTGGCGGTTTGGTAACGTAACAAATGGTGTGGTTGGATCAATTCAATCAACTACAACTACAACTCTGTTTAATACTTCGTCCGATTATCGTTTGAAAGAAAACGTCACGCCGATGACAACGGGTTTGGCAACCATAGCCGCCCTTAAACCTATCAATTACGACTGGATTAGCGACAAGTCTGCGGGTGAAGGTTTCATTGCCCATGAGTTGCAGGTAGTAATTCCATTGGCGGTAAGCGGTGCAAAAGACGCCGTAGATGCTGACGGTAAGCCAGAATATCAAGGCGTGGACTACAGCAAAATTGTCGTGCATTTGGTCGCTGCCATCCAAGAACTTAAAGCAGAATTTGACGCATATAAGGCCGCGCACCCATGACCGATTACCAAACCCTTATAGACATAGTTGGCGGTGCAATCCTGACGGTGGCGGGGTGGTTCCTGCGTGAATTATGGGGCGCAGTCAAAGAACTGCAACGTGATTTGAATAAACTGGAAGCCAATATGCCAAAGGAATATGTCCTCAAGGTGGATTTGGACCAGAGAATGAAGCATATTGAAGATATGTTCCAGCGGATCTACGACAAACTTGATGGGAAGGCGGACAAGCCATGAGCACTCCAAATCTTGCGCTAAACCAACCCGCTTACAATTCGTCGGCTTGGAACACGCCTCTCAACGCAAACGAAACGATCCTTGACAACCAAATGGCAGGGACAACCTCAATCGCTTTAACAAACGCCAACGTACCACTTAGTGGCCCTGCAACGGATGGATCCGGTCAAACGCAAGCCATGCGTATTACGTTAACGGGGGCTATTTCCGCCAACATTACGGTTACCATTCCTTCGGGCATTGCAGGGCGTTGGATTGTTTATAATACAACCAGCGGTGCATACACGGTCACCATGGCTTCCGGCGGCGGTGGATCAACCGTTACCGCTGCTCAAGGCTACAACACATCAATTTATTCGGACGGCACAAACGTGCGTTATGCCGACGATGGCATTCTTCAAGGTGGCACATTGCCAACTTTGAACGTCACGGGCAACACGACCCTTGGCTCAACGGGCGCAAACACCACGACCGTCAATGGCAAATTGACGCTTGCCTCGTCGACAACACAGTTTTCCGCGCTTCTCAATAACATTTCGGAAACGGTTACGGTGGTTGGATCCGGCACGAGCGGCACGATCAATTATTACATCACAAGCCAATCCGTTCTTTATTATTCTTCCAACTCAACCGCCAACTTTACGCTCAATTTTGCGGCATCGAGCGGTACGTCGCTTAATTCCGCTTTGTCGGTAGGGCAGTCGGTTACAGTAGCGTTTTTGAACACCAATGGTTCAACGGCTTACTACAATAATGCGATAACTATTGATGGTGCATCTGTTACACCTAAGTGGCAAGGCGGATCAGCACCGACATTGGGAAATGCAAGTTCCATTGATATTTATACGTATACAATTATCAAAACTGCGTCAGCTACATATACCGTTCTTGCATCACAATCTCAGTTTGCGTGAGGCTAAATATGCCAACAATGATTACACGCGGTGCAGCAACAGCTAAAGGGTTTGGTTTTCTTAATGGATATCCTAATCCAATACCTAGCCAAGCCGCATTTACAACACCCGGAACCTACTCTTGGGTAGCACCCGCTAATGTTCGTTCGGTTAGTGTTGTTGCAATTGGCGGTGGGGGTGGCGGGTCAACGTCATGGTCAGGCGGTGGCGGCGGCGGATTAGGTTGGGCAACAATTACTGTAATACCCGGTCAATCATATACTGTTGTTGTTGGATCAGGCGGATCAACAAGTAATGATGGTGGAAATAGTTATTTTATTAATACATCAACCGTTGCGGGTTTTGGAGGAAGAGCAAACGGTACTGCTGGGGGGTATGTTGGAAATGGAGGTGGAAATGGAGGAACGGGCGCTAGTGGGTCTAGTCCGGGGAGTAATTCTTCAGGCGGCGGTGGCGGTGGCGGTTATACCGGAAATGGTGGAAATGGAAGTGCTGGCGGCGCAGGTGCATCTGGGTCAGGCGGCGGCGGCGGTGGCGGCGGTTGGGATGGAGGAACAACTAATAACGGCGGTGGCGGCGGCGGTGGCGTAGGCATTCTTGGTCAAGGTTCTAATGGTAATGGCGGCGCAGGAGGCGGAGGTGGCTCTGGCGGATCAAATGGTGGTGCAGGACAAAATAACCAAGTTGGTCCGGGCGGTTCTTATGGAGGAGGAGCGGGTTCACCATTAAGCGGCGGTCAAGGAAGTAGCGGCGGAGGCGGTGCTGTTCGTATTATTTGGGGCAAAGGACGTTATTATCCTTCAACTAACACTGGTAATTATTAATATGCAATTCACTTGGTCATTTCCTCAATTTATTGTTAACCCTTCCTACGACAATCTTCAAAACGTCGTGACGGGGATCAACTGGGTTTGCACAGGGTCGGACGGAACATACACGTCGTCGGCCTCTGGAACGGTAATTCTTGGTTCCCCCAACCCCGCTGAATTTGTTCCATATGCCGATATTACGCAAGCTATGGCCTATCAGTGGGTGGCGCAAAGCATTAGTATGGCAGGGGTTGAGTCTCAGATTGCTATGCAAGTGACCGAGCTTTCCCAACCTGTTATTCAAACGCAAGCGCCGCCGTTCTGAGGTTACTATGGATCCATTTACCCTGATTGCTGGCGCAACCGCGATATATAACTCAATCAAGTCCGCAGTTGATGCTGGTCAGGATATGATGGCGACCGCCGAGAAAGTAAGCAATCTTTTCGGTAAAGTGGGTCAGATCGTTACGATCGCGTCAACGCCGCGCAAGAAAAAACTGTTTCAATCGCAAGCTGAGTTTGAGGCAGAGGCCGTTAAAATATATGCCGTCAAGGCAAAAGCCCTTGATATGCAACTTCAAGTTAAGAACTTGTTTGTTGGCCAATACGGCCCTGCGGCATGGGAAGGCATTCAACGGCAAGTGATCGAAATGCGTAAAGAGGCGGCTCGTCAAGCTGCGGCTGCATTAAAGGAACAGGAAGAGGCCAGAAAGGATCTAATTATGGTTAGTAGCATAGTTGGTTTTCTGGTATTGGGTATTGCTGCAATTGGTGTTTTTCTCATGCTAACGGTGAAATGACATGGACATTTTAAAAACTTTTGGACCATTGATTGGTTCAGTTGCCCCTACTATCGCTACCGCTCTCGGTGGCCCTATCGCGGGTATGGCGGTTAAGGCTGTATCAAATGCCCTTTTTGGCCATGAAAATGGCACCGAGGACGACATTATGTCGGCTCTTGCCAATCCTACTGGCGATCAACTAGCTGCACTTAAAAAGATTGACGCGGACTTTAAGGTTCAGATGAAATCGTTGGACATTGATTTGGAACGTATTTCTGAACAGGATCGCGATTCAGCCCGTAATATGCAAATTGCAACCCGCGATTGGATCCCCCGTGTGTTGGCGGTTGGCGTCACTCTTGGGTTCTTCGGCATCATTGCATACATCCTGCACTTTGGCCTTCCAGCCACGGGTGGCGAGGCCCTTTTGATGCTGATCGGTACGCTCGGGACTGCTTGGACTAGCGTTATGGGTTTTTATTTTGGCTCTTCCGCTGGCTCCAAACAAAAGACCGATGCTCTTACCGCTTCTTTGGGGAATAAGCAGTGAACACCAATTTCTCCCAATGCTTTGCCCTCGTCCTTAAAAACGAAGGTGGATACGTTGATAACCCTTCCGACCCCGGCGGGGCTACCAACCTTGGCTGCACTAAGGCAACTTGGGAGGCTTGGGTTGGCCATCCGGTGACTAAGGACGACATCAAGGCGTTAACGCCCAATGACGTCATGCCCCTGTACAAAGCCAAATATTGGGATACGGTTAAGGGCGACGATCTGCCGGAAGGCGTAGACTATGCCGTCTTCGATTTTGCCATTAACTCGGGTCCGTCCCGCGCAGCAAAAACCCTGCAGTCGGTACTCAATACCAATCCAGACGGCCAAATCGGACCCACCACGTTACGCGCTCTTGAAACGGCAAACGCTCGTGAAGTTGCTACAGCGGTATGCGAAGCCCGACTAGCCTTCTTACAATCTCTGTCAACTTATGGTACTTTTGGCAAAGGCTGGTCCCGTCGGGTGTCAGAAGTCGAGCAAACCGCATTTAACATGGTGTAGACATGGATTATAACACCTACGTCCAGCAGATAGCGACAATGGCGGTGGTTCCGACAACGGATTCCAACTTCCAGATCATTTTGCCCCAAATGATTTCCTATGCCGAACTGCGGATGCAGCGTGACCTTGACTTCTTGTCAACCCAAATCAGCAATTCATCTTATTCTTTTACGCAAGGCAATGGGACTTTAACAATTCCGACTTCTCAATTCGTCGTTATAGAAACATTTGAAGTAATTGACAATTCAGGAAACTCTTCTGCTCTTTTGCCCGTTGGAAAAGAATTTATTCAAAATGTATATGGCACAGGTTCAACGCAAGGGCTTCCGCAATATTTCGCAGTTTATGGTGGCGACTCTGCGACAACTGGTTTGACTAGTCAAAATATGATCGTTGGTCCCATACCGGACTTGACCTATTCCGTTCGTTTGACAGGAACCGTGCGTTCTGCGCCTTTGTCGTCCATGAACACACAAACCTACATATCGGTCTATCTGCCAGATATGTTTATCATGGCTTCCATGATCTATATTTCGGCTTATCAACGCAACTTTGGTCGCTTGAACGATGATCCTGCCATGGCTCAAACGTATGAAAGTCAATATCAGGGCCTACTCAAAAGCGCCATGGTCGAAGAGAACCGCAAGAAATTTGAATCAGCTGCATGGACGCCTTATTCTCCTGCACCTTTTGCCTCGCCAACGAGGTAACCGATGCCTCATAATACGATCAAGCTGAAGCCCGGCGTCGAAACAAATACAACCCCCGCGTTGAATGAAGCGGCATATTCATCGTCTCAGCTTGTTCGTTTTTTACCAGAACGCAATGGCTATGGTC